CATTAGGAGACGATAAAATCGTAGGAGTGAGTGCATCTTTGAGTGACAGCGTTAATGCTTTACTAATGAGAGAAGTAGCAGAATCCCTAGGGATGGAGTATACGGACGCAAGAAAAGGACAAATCACACAACCCTCTAAAGATTTGGAGGAGTGTCAATTTCTAAAACGAATGTTCGTGTATAATTACGATTTAAAAAAGAGAGTAGGAGTGCTTGACGTAAATACTATAGTAGAAACACTTAGGTATTTTGATTCAAGTAAAGAATACGAAGAAGCCATGGACGGTAAAATGACAGCCATCCAGTTTGAGCTATATTTATATGGTCATTACGGAGAACCCTTGTGTGCTTATTTGAAAAAAGAAGCTAACGAGAAGGGAATAACGTTCAAAGAATTCCCTAAAACACAGATTATGAAGTCTATGGTAGAACAAGATACATACACCAACTTGCTTACACTACAGAACAAATATAATCCCAATTAACCTTGAAAATTGATAATCAATCACTTCAAGAATGTAAATACTGCTTTAAAAAAGGTTTGTTCAAAACCTTGAAGACAATTTAACATAGATTAGAACAAAAGTTAGGATCGCTTTAGCATAGGCGATACCTTTACAATAATATGCTGCCAGTATGATAAATATAGATAGTGAATTCCGCACTAAATCGGAATATGATTTAATAAATACAGATACAACAGTAGCCACGTCTGTGTCTTCAGTAAGTACAAGAGAAATTTTGAGCCCTGAAGTACCTGATTTGGTTATGCCAAAAATATCAATACCAGAACCATATAGAATAGATGCTAAACCCTTTATAAATAGACCATTTTTTGTCGAAGAGGTTGTTTGGAGTTCAAGTGACGTTAGATTTAATCTTTTGAAAACTGAATTTTACAAATTGCCTCGCGATATAATACGATCGAATGAAACGTTACTTAACGGAATGAAGATAGGATCTATGTATAGAGCAGATTGTGAATTGACAATATCTTCTGCGGGAACAATAACCCATGCAGGAAATATATTAGTTGGTTTGATTCCACCTTTACCAACAGATATTATTCACAATATCTCTTATTTTACTTTAATTAATACAATATTATCAGGCCCTTATGGATTTTTGAATGCTAATGAAGCAACTTCTATTAAGCTAAAAGTGCCATGGTATTGTAATACAGATCTTGATTCTTTAGATTTACAGATACCGGATGCTACTTACAAGAATCCCGTGTCTTTGAATCAGACTTCAGGTAATATGGCTACTCTAGTTTTTCTGGTCTTGAACTCGTTACAACCGAGTGAAGGATCATCAACTAGTTTATCCATTATTGTAGAAGCCAATTTTCGTTACTTGGACATCCTAGTCCCCACGCCTCGATACGTCAAATACGAACCACAATCTTATTTTACCAATTTGGGTACAAGTATTCTAGATGGAGCATCTCGTTATGCTAAGACATTAGTAGGAGACGGTATAGATGGAATGAGAAATGCTATAAGAGGATACACTGGATTACACAACCCCAATGTGCCTATGATAAGACAAGCAGACTTATTACTGAAAAGAAATCGTTTAAATAATGTAGACACCACACAATTTTTAGAAAACTTAGACCCTTACGCAAATGACGTACGTATCGTACAAGAACCAATATTTCATTCTTTAGAGGATGAGATGGCTACGAATTTTATACAGAAAAAGAGACAGTATATCGGAACATTCCGAGTGTCTCAGGACGATCCAGTTGGATTGCGTCTGTTTAATCGACCCATTTCACCCTTTCAGGGAGGATTTCAAGGTTCCGGCGGGCCCAACACTCTCTCTGGTGCTAATAATATAGAACTTCTCCATAAGCTTTCGCGAGCATGGAAAGGTGATATTAAAATCACTATACAGAGTGTTATGAACAACAAACAACAAGTTAAGTTGCGATTGCTGCAAATGTACAATCCTTCTATAGACATAGCTTATGCTTATCCAGTTTATAGATCTATTTTACAAGCCCCCTCGCATCTTATGGAATTTACAGCCGGAGGACAGGAACACGACATCGTATTACCATATTTAGCTAGAAATGAAATGATTAATTGTAGTAGAGATAGTTCTACGGAGGCTTTGTTACACGGCGAATACTACGTTTACGTAGCTCAACCTTTAGCAAATTCATCCGGATCCCCTAAGGATATTTTTTTTAATGTATATATAACTTTAGAAGATAATTTTAATTTTTATGGATATTCTACGGAAGTGTTACGTACAAGTGCCCCTGTGGAATTAGATTATGAACCTCCATTTAGTGCTCAGTCACTAGAGGTTATGAACGAACCGCAGAAACAGGATGGTAATGAGATAGGTAAATTCATTCCAGATGACAATACACGTCTCCAACCCATATTAGACATGCGTTCCATTATACGTAGGCTTTACGTAAGTGATTCCTTCCCCATTAATTTGGCTATAGAAGGACGTGGAACATATATCTTCAAAATCGGACAATTGTACGGAGAATCTAATTTCGGCATTGAGAATTGCCAAACACCTTTAAGACATATATCTTCAATGTATTACGGTAAACACGCAGGAACTAAATTTAGACTATCATTGAATTTAGTCACAGGACCTATACAACAAGTTTCCGTAAAAATATCGTATGCACCCCCTCAATATAATGTTACGCGTTTAACGCCTAATCAAGCGGCCCTCTTGGCAGGAACTCCTGCAGGAGGTGTCAGACCGTATGATCAATTATCGAGAGTGCAATTTCCATTGAATAATGTTAATCTTCCTTTAGAAACAGCAGATACTACCGTATTTGAGTTTTGCGTACCCAATAACAGTATGCTAAAATTTATAGGCGGACCTAACAAAATGACTTTTGGGTTAGGCGACGATAGGAAGCCTTACCTAGCTGTTGAAGATTTTGGAAATCTTGTTATAGATGTTTTTGCAGAAAAGGCTATAGAAGGGCATATGATCGTTGAAGCAGCTGCTTCCGATGAATCTCGTTTTGGATTTCATTCTATTGCTCCCGTTTTTACATCCTTAGTAGATGGTAAAAATAACATATTAACACCATGTGAAGGAGATTTAGAAGATTCAAGTACCTTGCCAACCTCTACAATAAATCCTTTTTTGTTTTACACAAGAAATTAGAAACACACCAAAGACGCACGACATAGCGTATATGTCGACTTATATATCCCAAGTATGGGCGAGTGAGATACGT